AGAGAGTTTGTTAAGAGCACAATGGGTTATTACCCAGAGACAAAGTTTTATTTTGCTCACCCAAAAAACCCCAGAATGTTTGAAGACATATCCAATCTAAAATATGCTAAAATTCAACCATTTATGCGGGGAGATAGGCACTTTATAATAGGAAATGAGCGTGATCTTTATATTAATACTTGGATAGGTTTAAATGGAAAATACGTAGGTCCTGGGGTTGCTTGTTCCATAGACAGGCACCAACTCTTGTGGAATGATTTAATGGACATGATTGGATTGAAAGTAAGGTTTGATGGTTCAAGCACAAATTATATACCCAGAATAGATTACACGAAACTAAATCCAAAGTATATTAATAGAATAGAGACATTTATAAACAGACGCCCAATGAATAGAAAGGTTCTCTTATGTAATGGGAATGTACAATCAAACCAAGCAAAAAATTTCGACTTTGAACCAGTAATAAAGTTATTGTGTGAAGAATTCCCGAAGACAGATTTTATTACTACTAGTCGGGTTTCTTTCCAGTTTCCTAATTTATATTATACCGGAAATATAATTCAATCAAACGATAATTTTGATCTAAATGAAATTTCTTACCTAAGTACATTTACTCCAATTATTGTGGGAAGAAGTTCTGGACCTTTTTCCTTTACTCAGGTAGCCCAGAATTACACTGATAAATCTAAAACTTTTCTATCTTTTTCCTACCATAAAGAGGGAGGACATTTAGTAATGAAGGGCAAAACAAAAGCCAAAAGGTATTGGAGTGGAGTCGCTGATACCCAAGGGGTTTTTAAGAAAATAAGGAGTGTGATTGTAGAATGAGAACAATAATTGGAGTATGCACGTTCGGCGGTTTAGCCTTTACACAGTTAACTATTCGGTCCATCAGAGAGACAGTCACAAAACCATATCAATTATATGTGGTTGTTGGAAAGCCTGGAGACACAGTTACATGTAATTGGTTAAATGAACAAGAAATTCCACACACTGTCCATGACATGAACCTAGGATTTCCTGCGGCAATAAATGATATCTACGATTTTACTTGGATAAAAAATAACTTTGATAATTTTGTAGCCATAGGAAATGACGTAATAGCGTATCCACACGCTATAGATTCACTAATTGAAGTGGCAGACACAACGGACTACGAATGGGTTTGTTCAACTCAGTTTGATGTAAAGACTCTTATTAAAAGTTTCCCAGAAACCAAGAAATTTTTTCATGGTAATGATCTTAAATTTCACCACTTTCAAGAAAGACCTTGGGAAGTATTTAAGAAATGGAGTTCTGAAATCCAAATAGGGAAGTCAGGGCTAAGTGATGTACATAATTTAGCTTTGTATAAAAAATCTGTGTTTGAAAAGGTAGGATACGTAGATGTAAATTTTTATCCAGCATATTATTCAGATAACGACTATGTTAGAAGGGCGGTTCATGCTAAAACGAAGTCATGTAATTTAGTTAATTCGTGGTATTTTCATTTTTGGAGTAGAACAATAAAACAAGGAACAGGAGGCTCTACCCCCAAATATTTTGGTCTAAATAAGAAGTTCTATATAAGAAAGTGGGGAAATGATTTCGGCAAAGAAACCTTTGTTGTACCTTTTAATGGAGCTGTTCATACTCTAACAAAAGATATACAACTACAACCAACAATAAACATCCAGAGCAGGGAAGATGAAAGAGAAATAGCCTTGTATTGGATGCGAAGAGGACAGTAAATAGTGATTGAAGAGAAAATAGATCGAGAAGAACTAATCGTTTATGAAATACTTAGGCATCCAGTTTTGTGTGCAGAGTTCCTAGAGAATGTTGATAGACAAGAGTGGGAAGAAGAGTGGAAGTTTACACTATATCAGAAACAATTTATTTGTGATTTTAATTCCTATGTAAGTTTATGTTGTGGTCGCTCTGTAGGAAAAACCGTAGCAATTGTGCATTTACTCGTTTGGTATCTCATAAATAAAGTTTTTCCAAATGACTATTTAGTTTACACTGTACCAAATAAGGTCCACCTTGACCCTGTATTTATGGGGCTTACAAGACAATTTAGAAGTAATTCTATTTTAAGAAGTTATGTAGATAAGCGAGGAGGAATAAATGCATCTGACCACAATATTAAACTAAAAAATCTAACTATGTTGGATTGTAGAATCGCCGGAACGTCAGGCGGCGGTCAGAGCGTAATCGGGATGCATTCTCCAGTTGAATTCTTGGATGAGTCTGGGTTTTATCCCTGGGGAACGTGGATAGAACTTCAACCTACACTAAATACATTTCAAAAAGGATTTAGACAGTTTGTATCTGGAGTTCCTACGGGAATGCGAGAGAAGAATGTGTGCTTTTATGCAGACACTCTTGACCCAAAATTTTCTACCCATAGAATTTCAGCACATGAAAACCCAAGATATTCAAAAGAAGATGAGGAGAGAAATATTCACCAGTTTGGGGGTATAGATTCAGAAGATTATATACACCTAGTTCTGGGAAAGCATGGAACCCCAACATTTGCTGTGTTTGATAGAACTTTAATGAAGTTCGCAGATTACCCTGTATATAAGACCAAAATCAATGGGATAAAAATGACCACGCTACAAGAAATAATTGCTAGATTGGCACTTATCCCTTCAATAGATGCAAAGTATGATTTTCTTTTGGTAGGAATCGACTTAGGATATACAGACCCAACTGCTATTCATATCTTATACTCAAGAAATGGGATCAAAAGATATCATGCTAGGATTCAACTAGAAAAAGTCAAATATCCATTTCAGAAGAAGATCATTGATTATTTAGACGAAAAGTTTGGGAGATTTGATATAATAGGTATAGATGCGGGAGGTCCTGGAAAACCAGTAGTACAGGACTTGCTCGAAGGAGATGCATATATTCACAAAGACTATAAGAAGAGAATGATCCCTATAGAGTTTGGAGCCAACATTCATTTGGGAGAGGATTCTGAAGGGGAGGAAATAAAAACAAAGTTACGTCCCTTCGCTTTCTCTGTTCTACAGGAGTATACTAATTCTCATAGAATCATTTATTCATCTACAGATTTAGATTTAGTAGCTGAATTGGAAAGAACAACGTACAGTAAGAATGTAAGGGGCGAGATTATTTACAGGACACTGACTCCAGGTGGAGGAAATAGAGGGGCAGATCATAATACTGCCGCCTTACTCTGTGCTGCAATCGCCCATTGGCAAGTTAAAGATTCCGATATTCACAGATATAAACCTAAAAAGTTATTAACACCTAGATGGTTAAGAAGGTAAAAAAAAATGAGTGATGATAAAATTTTACATAAAGCGAAAGCAAGTTTTACTCTGCTTAATCCCCAAAATAGTGGTTCCTATCCTTGGACGCCAGAGGATGTAGATAAGCTTGAGTTTAGTGAAAAAACATGGCACGCTACTGTTAAACTATGTAGATATTATTACAAGAAAGACCCATACGTTTCAACAGTAATAAATAAAATCGTAGATTTGTCTATTAATGATTTAATAATCCGAAAGGGAAAAGCTAGAGAATCATCCGTTTTGGTGCTGAAAGCTATCAAGGGGCAGTTGTTAACTTTTCTTAGATCAGCGGCTCTTGAATACTTAGTTTCTGGACTAGTGATCCCAGAAATAGAATTTGAAGAATTAAATAAAGAACAGTTAGTGGAGTTAGGCATAAAAAGATTTAGAAAATTAACTCTTCCTACAGATATGTGGATACGCAATCCAATGAATATAGAAATCCGTGACCCCATGTTTGGTGGGAAGGTATCTTATTTCATGAACTTACCTAAAGAACTGCTCTACTTTATCAAAAATAAAGGTAAATATGAAAACGGTACAGAAGATAGAGAACTATATAAAGAGTTTGTAGAAAGATTTCCTGAAATAATTGCATTGGTAAAATCGGGTAAGAAGAAACTTCTTTTGGAAAATCCAATGGCACTTAGATTTAGAACTTTGACAGGAAATCCTTACCCAATTCCATATACATACTCAGCATTAGAATCTCTAAAACACAAAAGAAATTTACGTAGGATGGACTATTCTATTGCATCAAGAGTAATTACAGCAATAATGTTAGTTCGTTTAGGAGATAAAGATTTCCCTTTGACTGAGGACAATGAAGAACAACTAGACGAATTAAAAGCAGAAATGCTCTGGAGAGAAACATCATCTTCTAAGGAAGTAGAGAGAATTTTTCAGTTGTTTGGAAACCATACTCTTGACATTTCTTGGGTGTTCCCAGATGTAGAGGGACTGCTCGATGATACAAAATACAAAAATGTAAATCAGGACATAGGGGTGGCGCTTGGTTTTCCTAGAATTTTAATCACGGGAGAAACAGAGAGATCGTTTGCATCTGATCCAGAAATAGCTACCATTTCTCCTATTCAAACAATGGAAAGGATCAGGGAAGCTCTTTTTCCTATAATTACTCGGGTGATTGATACTTTTTCTGAAGTAAATGATTTTGGGGGAAGCCCAATTGTAATGTTTAAGCCTATTAATATGATGGCTGTTTCTTCCTTTATTGAGGGAGTTAAAGAACTCTATGCTTCTGGAAATCTTTCTAGAGAGGACTTTTCATCTATATTTGGATTTGATTGGTATGAGACAGTTACACGAAGGGCTTTAGAGAATGAACGTCTGGAGGAGCTTGGGGTAGAAGAGTTTGCCCCCTTACCGTTCAGCAAGGAACCTGGAGAATCAAAGAATAAAAGTAAGTAATAGTTGATAAGTATGGTATAATAGGAGTACGGTAAGTCAAGGAGGTATATGTGGATTATACAAAAATTAGAGGTATTGAAACCCAACGCATCAAAGATATACAACGTAAGTTGAGATCATTTTATGCTTGGAAAAATAAACCAGTTGAAAAATTCTGGGCAAAAGTCGAAATTCTTAATTCGGATAGTTGTTGGGAGTGGCAAAAAAGTAGACTCCCTACTGGATATGGACATATTGGTAGGTGGGGAAAGAAGATGAATACATCCGCTCACAGAGTAGCCTGGGAAGTTACTTATGGTGAAATCCCTGAGGGATTACATATTATGCATCTCTGTGACAACCCTCCTTGTTGTAATCCTCAACATCTAATGGTGGGAACACACCAAGAGAACATGCGACAACGTAGTGAACGCAATGGAAAGTTGAAATCTATTGAAAAAATGGCTTCAGAATTACTTCATGGATCAAAATTGTCCGAATTGGGAATTCTAATAATATACAATTAAAATCTGAGTGTGATATAATTAAAGTGACAATAACCTAAATCAAGGAGTCAATATGAAAAAACAGGTTTTTATTGTCAACAATATTAAGTTTGTAGCTGAAAATGACAAGGAACTGCTAGAAAGTTTTGCTGCTTTATCCTTAAACCCAACTATTAAGTGGATTAAATTTGATCTTACTGATAGTAGTCCCAATGAAAATAAGGAAAGAATCCCTAAAAAAGAATTTGCCAATCTAATACGGACTGGAATTCACATGCCCATAAAGATGGGAGAGGGATTTATCCGAGATGGACACGAATTCGCTGTGCCAATCGGAACAATAACAGGTCTTATTGAGCAAGGGGATCAAGTTAAAGGTATCGCCGCACTATGGTCAAAGGAATTTCCGCACGAGGTAGAGATTCTTAGGAATATGTCAGAGGCAGAAATTAAGCCTCAGATATCTTGGGAACTTCTCTATCGTGATTCCGATATTGACGAAGAAGGAGTTACTAATTTAAGAGATGTTGCCTTATCTGCTGCTACAGTGGTAAATATGCCAGCTTATAATGGAAGAACTTCCATAACTACAATGGCGAATGATAATTCTGATGCCTCTGTGGAAGAAGACAAACAAATAGAGGAGAATAATAAAATGGAAGAGAGAGTTGAAGAGTTAAAATCGTTGCTTGAAGCATCGAAAAATGAAAACACCACTCTCACCGAAAAAGTTTCAGGGCTTGAAGGTCAACTTTCGGATTCCGAAGGTCGAGTTAAAGAGCTTGAAACTTCAAACGAGGAACTTGCAAACTATAAGATTGGGGTTGAGGAAGAGAACGCTAATTCAGCAAAGCTAGAATCCATTTTGGAACTTTTGGCGAGTGCTGGAGTTTCCCTTCCAGAAGATTACCTCGAAGATAGTGAGAAACTAGCGTCTCTATTATCAATGGACTTGAATCAGATTGAATTCTTGATCCAGGACATTGGAATTTTTGCCTCTTTAGAAGACAATGATGAAGGAAACGAATCAGGAGCTTCTGTTAGATTGGGTTCTAGAACGAAAGCTCCCAACTTAAACAGTCGGGAGAAAGATAAACCCAGCGTAGAAAAGATTGTTAAATCTTTGAAAAAGCGGGCAAAATAAACTTTTGGAGGAATTTTAAAAATGGAAATCAGAAAATATACTGATATCATGGGAGTTGTGGTAATCGAGGATATTCCAGAGGGCCGTATGGTCCTAATAACTGCGAATACTCCTGGAGAACTCACAGGTTCCTTCGGAAGTCGATTAGATTTACCTGGAGTTAAACTGCCTGATACTGCTGCGGAAGCGGCACTTGCTAAGTATGTTGTAACTTGGCCTGTTCCCTATCAGACGACTCCACTGTATATCCCAGTACCTTCAGTTGATTATGCTTTTCGACAGGGTTTTGGGACTCCTGGCTGGGATAGTCTCCCGCTCACGGGTACCACAATCCATCTTACGTGGCCTGGACAAAAAGAGGGGATTACAATTCCTTCTGGATACCTAGGCATTGCATTTGACCGTGGAGTATTCACTGTTCCTTCTGGAGCTTTTGTATACGAAGCCAATGTTGAAGTGGTTGGGTCGTACCTTGTTGTTGCAAATACCAATGATGATGGTGCGGGAGAAGCAGGTAAATTGAAATATTCGGCTACCGCGACGAATGCTATTGCTATCGTTGAACATTATGATAGCTCAAATACTAGACTAACATTTAGAACTCTACATTTCTAAGATAGAATGAGAGGAGGAATTTAAGAATGAGCGATAATTTTGAATATAAGGAAGCACTGGCGGAAATTATGCGCTCCGACAAGGAATCTTTCGCTGAGATTTTGGTTGAGTTTATTAACCCAAATCATCTCACCGAGGAAGTTCTCAGCCTTTTACTCAACACTCGGCAACTAGAAGCAGGCGACTTGCTTGTTAAGAAAGTACGTAAGGGAATTGAAGTGAAAACTTTAGTCCCTGGTGCTGTTCACTTGGCAAGCGAAATCACTATCACCGACAGAATTAACTTTATTCTTGACGGTGCAGATGTGAAAGTTACCTACAATGAGTGGGAACTAGAGCGAGGCGAGATTGGTACAGTTGATTCCATTACTACGGAGATGCGTAATAAGCTACGGGACTACTTTGTGAACAAAGTCTTTACTGCTTTGTCCTCAATTTGGACCGCTGGAAACACCCCTCTAAACTATACAGCAGTTGGTGGGGCCGTTACAGCCGCAGCCTTAGAAAATGCAATCGACACGATCAATCAGACGACTCCTGGAGCGAAACTAATTGTTGGTGCTCGTGAAGCAGTTACTCCGATTACGAAGTTTGGTGCCTTTTGGACTGACGGCTCAAACGTTGGATATGCAGAAGAACTCATTATGCGAATCTTTGACAATGGTGCTTTAGGACGCTATTACGGTGTTCCGATCTTAGCCCTTGAGCAAGTGTTCGATAATATTGAGGATTGGAATGCATTAATCCCTGTAGATAAGATTCTAGTAATTGGTGAAGATGTTGGAGATTTTATTACCTATGGCGACGTGAAAGAAAAGCAATGGGTTGATATGAATCCGACTCCTCCACAATGGATGCTCGAAATCTATCAGCAATTTGGTATGATTATCGACAACGCCAGAGGAATCTTTGTTCTGGGTAATTTAAGCTAACTGGAAATTAAAGGGAGGGGAGGAAACTCCCCTCTCTTATAAAAATAAAAAGGTAAGGAGGAAGATATGCCCAAAATAGAGTCTTTTAGTGCTCAACAATTTTCGGCAATGCAGGAAGGGAAGCCTTTAAAAAGATACAGAAAGACCATTTTAGGGAAAGTCTGTGTTCTTGTACTTAATCCTTTCTCGGGTGAACCAGAAGAGATTATTTTAGAAGGCAATCCAAATAATCAAGCTCATTTAGATGATCTAGTGGTTGACATCTGGGATGTTCAACAGGATCAATTCTTTTTGAGGTTCAACAAAACGCACTTTCAATCAGGTACAATCGAAGAATTTGATAAGGTGGTTGTTGAACAAGCGTCTCCAAACGTGATTTCAGATGATGATATTAGAGAAGCCCTAGATAAGCCGTTCTTGGCTCTGAAGGCTTTGCTGAATAAATTCTCTGAAGTCATTCCTGTTTATAGGGTACTCACTCTAGCAGAAGAAATGGAGAAATCAGAAAAAATTCTAAATGCGATTCGTGCTAGAGCTACTGAATTAGAGTTAGAACCTTACGGTGAACGTCCTGGAGATTAATAGTGTCTATAACGGATACAAATGTAAATTACCTAATTGAGAGGTTGAGACTTCATTTAGGAGATTTTACTGCACCATATAGGTATTTGAATGAGTGGCTTGAAACTTCTCTTTTGGTTGCAGTTGAAGCACTCATGCCAAGATGGAACTACAAATACATATTATCCGAAACGAATCAAGTCTCTAGAAACGCTAATCATGTCTATGCCTTTGCATCTCCTCCAATTATACAAAGAGGAGATGTTTGGCCGATAGTTGTACAAGCATCAATCATTATAAAAGAGGGTTCCTTAGAAAACCAGTCTTGGAATTTTGCTGCTTGGCGTGATGCGGAGATTCAATACTCCAATCTTGAAGGATCAAGATCAAAGGATGCTTCTTTAAGGAGAGACATTGCTTTATTGGAGGATATGTTGCCAGAGAGAACAAAGAGATTAGCCCAACCCAGGAAAGGACATCTACCTGGATATTTGGGAAATCCATATGAACACGATTAAGTAAAAATTTACGGGAGGTTAGGGATGGGCAGGAGAAAGAAGGTAAAGATTCCTATATTGGTAGTTGGAGATGGAGTAGCAAGTACGGGTTTCTCAAGAGTAATTCATAATGTAATGAGAAACTTACCTCGTAATAAATATGACATCCACCACTTAGCGGTGAATTATAGGGGCGACCCTCACGATGAAGCGTGGAAGATTTATCCCGCATCGTTGGGTGGAGATATTTATGGAATAAAAAGGGTGGGTGACTTAGTTGACCAAATAAAGCCAAAATTAATTTTTGTTCTAAATGACCTTTGGGTTCATGGCTTTTATATGAAAGAAGTACTAAAAGGATATGTGGATAAAATTCCATTAATAGCCTATGCTCCAATAGATGCTGCACCTGTTCAGGAAGCTTGGTTAGAGGACCTAAATGGAATCTCTAGACTTGTTGTATATACTGAGTTTGCAGCGAAAGAAGTAAAGAAAGCTTTAAGTGCAATGGTTATTGATGAGAACGGGAACGTTCTATTAGATAGGGAAGTTCCTGCTCTAGAAGTTATTCCTCATGGAATAGATACATCCGTATTTTATCCTTGGAATGATGTAAAAGGCCCCAACGATGTAGTGATTGAAACGGGAAGAGAGAGAGCAAAGAGAGAGCTTTACCCTAATAGAGAGGATTTTACAGGAGATTCATTTATCGTTTTGAATTCTAATAGGAACCAACCTAGAAAAAGAATTGACATTACTATAAAGGGATTTTCTGAATTTGCAAAAAATAAACCTAAAAATGTAAAGTTATACCTCCATATGGGAGTTGAAGATGCTGGTTGGAATATTGTACAACTCTGTAAAAGATATGGAATGGATGATAGATTAATTTTAACTAGTACATTAAATCAAATTCCTGGTGTTCCAGATAAAAGAATGAACCAGATTTATAACGCCTGTGATGTTGGAATAAACACATCTACAGGAGAAGGGTGGGGACTAACAAGTTTTGAACACGCTGCCGCAAGAGCAGCCCAAATAGTTCCAGACCACTCTGCATGTACTGAAATTTGGGAAGGAAATGCGGAAATGTTAGATGCTACATATTCCTTGACTACCGAGAGAATTTTGACAGAGGGACGTTTCGTATCTCCAGGAGATGTTGCTGAAGCCCTAGAAAGACTTTATGAAGACCCCAAGTATTTAGAAGAGATGTCTAATAAAGCATATAAATTGGTAACTCAGAATTGTTATAGCTGGAAAACTATAGCCAAACAATGGGATAAACTCTTTACGGATGTCTTAGATGATTAGGGGAAATATATAAAGTTCCTAGAAGTACAATTTATCAAATAGTTTATAATAAACGATATGTGGAATAATGGTTGTAACGATAGCTTGGCCCGACAATACAGCAGGAGTAACAGATGCGATTCGAGATGCTATTGGTAGAGACGTTACTATCAATACCACGGTATCTGGAATTCCATGTCCTGTGTCTGGATGTCTTTTAAATCCTGTTACGAATTTAGCCACTGATCCGTTCTGTCTTGTATGTGAAGGACAACACTGGATAAACACAACTTCTGGGCTGGTTGTAAATGCACATGTAACTTGGAGGCCAGCAGATATACCAGTGTGGGTTACTGGTGGAGTTATACTACAGGGAGACTGTCTAATACAAATAAAATACACTGATCTTAGGTTAGATCAAGTTAATGAAGCAACTAATTTTATAGTTGATAGTAAGGAAATGATTAAGCACGATGTTATATTGCGGGGAGTTCCAGATTTAAATAGAATCTTGGTTACTTTAAAAGAGGTAGATTGAGGAGATTAAAATGGGACGCGATAATATTGTACCTACCCAGGATACATTCGGCCAGATAACTATAGATGGAATAAGTATGCTGGATGTCCTAAGTTTTGTGAATAAAAATAATGGAAGATATATAGCAACAATGCTCTCTAATCTAGAGGGTGTTCTTCCAGCGGACTCAGAGGAATTTAAGGCCGTGAGAAAGATTTTACTCGACGGAATGAATGATTTTACTCGGGCTATTCTTATAGAAATCTTTGGTAATATTGAAGGACTTAAATAAGTGGCCGAAGATTTTCTTGCAAAATTTGGGAGAAGTCTACGAAAGATAAGTAGTAAACTAGTTGAGATAGATGTAGATGGGATATTTAAAGAAGCTGAAAAGCCTATTGAAAAGGCTGTAAGAAATATATTATTAACAAATCTAGAAAACGCTATTGCACAAACTCCGGAATTTCAAGACGAAGCTTTGTCAGAGAGACTCAGAGTTGTATTTTCTAAAGAAGATATGGTAAAGGTTGAGGGAGAAAAAATTAGAATTTATGCTCCATCTAAAGCAGGGGACTATTACGATTTAGCTAGAATAATGGCATCAGCAAAAAATGAATACAGTGATAGTAAGTTGTCTCCAGAAGATGCACTCAATTTTTGGAAAGAAAGAATTTATAAGCCTGCTAGAGAGAACACTGTTCCAACTAAAACAGATGATCCTAAGAGAAATTTTTATCGGGGAAATAAATTTGACTATAGAGGATACGGAAGGGAAGCTTATAGACAGGCCATAGATACTAGACTATCTCGAACCACTCAGATGCCATTTTGGAATTGGTTAGAGGATGGTCTTGATGCTAGTTATTATCCATCGTGGGGAGCAACAAATTTTGTACGTAATACAAAAGACCAAGGAAATGCTTTATACCGAGAAGAGGTTTTAAAGTTAACTAGAGAAGTCACAAGTGTTATAAATGATGATATGGCTAAGTTTCTTGAAAATCCAGAAACCTTTGAACCAGGAACAATTTTCTCAGAGATTATTGGATTTACAGAAGAAACATATTATGTCATAGTTACACCCAAAAGCAAACTTGGTGTAACTACAGAGAGACCATAAATATGAACATATTAAGAAAACGTGATTTAAGTATGTTCTACTTTGCCAAAGGTTTGTTCGACCCATTTTCTTTTGTAACGGTGGTGGACGCATATCCAGGCGAAGATATGGAAATCCCTACCATATCAGTATTGGCTAGGGAAGTAGATTCGGTATCACACGAACTTGGAAATCGTATTGGTTTAGACAATAGATTTTGGTCTATTGATGTTTATGCGGAAAACAAGGACCAACGAGACGAGTTCGCTTACTTAATATTAGACGAACTAAAAAACGGGGTTCCCGTATTCGATTATGATGAAGGATTCCCACCCAGTACAAGTCCAACCCGAATAGGGACACTTGAGGCACTCGATATAGGATTATATCCGGTGTACGTGTTTCCAGACTTGGTGAAAAAACTTTACTGGAGAATGCGTGTTTCATTTGTAGTGAGATACCATTCTAACTAAAGTAGGAGGAAAAAACTAGATGGCTAAAAGACTATCTGTTCACTCAAAACATGTCCAGATAAAAATCGTAGGGCCAGTGGCTTCATTTGCTGCATCTAGGATTCAACGATTTAGTACCAATGCTGACCAACCAACGAATACCATTGATGAATTGGGTAATCCAAATCACGCTGGTACTTCTAGGGACATTCCAAATGTCACCATTACCTTTCAGGCTATGGACGTTGGTATTAAGGTTATCTCTGTTCTTACTGGACAGGATGAAAATTCCTTTCCCGCCGCAGGTGTCAATATAGCAACAGGCGATAGTGCCATGAAAGAAATTGATATCGTAGGCTATGTAAAATCAGAAACGGCTTCCGATTACGTAAAATCACTGCATCTTCGTAGGTGCAGGATTCAAAGCTTTACATTCAACTATACAGTTGATGGAGACTCGACAGAAGAGTATACTGCCGTTGGTTCTGCTAAACGATGGTTTACTACGGATGTCATGGTTGAACTCTTCAGTTCTGGGGCAGGTCCATTTGCCCTTGGAGAGACAGAAATTGTATTAAAGAATGGTGATAGTGCTTTATCTGTAATCAAAGACGGTGTATACCTAGAAGAAGTCTCTGTTGCTCCGGCAGTGGGGGAGTATCGAATTACCGGAAGCGCGGTTAATTTGAATGCTGGTGATCCTGTAGCAACTCAGATGCTTGTTGTTTATCAAGCAAGTCCCGCAGGGAACAATTGGGCAGACATTAATGAACTTGATGCAATTCCGGCCGCGATCCGTGGTAAGGATGTATCAGTTAGTGTTGGAGGAACCGCTCAAGTACGTGTTCAGGCAGTTAGTGTTACGGCTAACTTCAATCCTCAAGCTATTCGCGAGATGGGGCGAAGGGATGTTGTTGGTTATCGAGAGCAAATCCCCGAAGTTACCGGAACTATCACGGTTCTGGATACTGACACTGAGTTGATTGAGTTCTTTACAGTAGGTGAGTTCGACGGCGGCGATACAGAATTTGTGATTGGTGGCTGTTCCGTATCTGGAGCGGCTCTTGAGCTTCAACTTCTTGATCCGTCAGATTGTGAAGACCCGATTACTGTTCTAAAAACCGTATATCTGGATGAAATTGTTATCACTAGCGAAGGATTTACGTCCAACGTGAATGATAATGCCACACAAACATTTGACTACCGATCCGAAACAGGCTCCGTAGTTGTTTATAGTGGTGCAAGACCATAATATAATCAGACCGTAAGGGAGAAATAATAGGGAGGTCACATATATACTTTCGGGTATGTTGTGACCTTCCTTAATTTAAGCTAAAGGAGTATCATGAGTGCAGGGATTTATCAAATACGAAACGTAGTAAATGAACATATTTATATAGGTAGTTCTACTAATTTAGACAGAAGAAAAAAGACTCATTTCAATGATTTAAGTAAAAATAAACACTATAATGAGTATCTTCAAAGAGCTTATAATAAATATGGTGAAGATAAATTTATATTTGAAATCCTTATAACATGTTCTCCATCAGAGTGTATTCAACATGAACAACAGTTTCTAGACCAACAAAATCCAGATTATAATTTATCCAAAAATGCTACAAAAAGTTTGGCTGGATGTAAGAGGTCCGATAGGTTCAGAAAAAGAGTAAGTAAGGGAAGAAAAGGAATGAAGTTTTCTGATGAACATAGGGAAAATATTAGAAAGGGACATTTAGGCATTAAACCTTCAGAAGAAACTAAAGAAAAAATGAGGGCGGCTCAAAGGAAAAGACGATCTGATCCAAAAGATCGAGAAAAAACTAGTAAGGCCATCACAAAATGGTGGAAGGAGAGGAGATAGTGGATATTGAGCGAAACGATGTTGATCTGACAAAGTTATTTAAGTGGAGTACGGAGATTGAAATACAAGACGAGAAAGGAAATTCAGTAACGTCCGTATTCATGAGACTTGTTGGAGATTCGGAATTAAATCAGGCGAGGATTTTTGGTCTAAGAGAAAGCGCGAAGCTTAGAAGGGCTTTGAAAACTCTTGGAACTACAGAAAGAGATGCTTTTGTGTCTGATCTGGAACTTAGAGAGCCAGAGTTTATTGCTAAAACAGTTACAATTCTATCTTTGAACTCGCTTTCTACGGATGCAAGACGAAATGTGATTATATCTCTACCCATAGACTTACCTAGTGATGCATCTTCTGAAGAACTAGAAGAATATCAAGAAACAGTAGATAATTTTCCACTAGAGTATGCTAAAAAAGTTGAAGAAGAAATAACCAAATTGGCTGCTGAGATGGAAGAAAAGCTATTAAAACTTTCAGATGATGAATTACAAGATTCTTATGAAGAAGCTTTAATTAATAATCTTTGTTCTACAAGAATGACGAATAAATTTTTAGACATGTGTATTTTTCTAGGTACATTTTCTGATATAGATATGAAAGAAAGAAAGTTTTCGTCTCTTGAAGAATACGAAAATTTAGCAACAGAAGTAAAAGACCAACTAACTTACGCATATAATACTTTGGATATGCCAATAGAAAAATTAAAAAAATAGCCCGTAGCAACGCAGTAAATTCTGCTTGGAGCGTTGCGGGCGGTGACTGGAAAGGAATGTTTCCTGGATTTAACAATACTATTGATCTTCCTTGGACAATGAGTTTTGTTGTAAGAAAGAGAAAACAAATAGATTCTTTTAGGGAACTTCCAAAAGAAAAAAGACCACCTACCATCATGACTTGGTGGGGAACTCCCGAAGAAATTGATGTGTGGTTTGATAGAGTATTTGATAGAAAGAGTTCCGAACAAGACAACGAAATATTTATAGATGAGAGTGAGATTGGATAATGGCCGCTGAAGAACTAAAACGAGATTTAGCAGATATACGTCAATTTATTGATGGGATAGTTGAATCTACACAAAGCTCAAGTACTGCCCTAGAAGAATTTAGGCGACAATTAAAGGGTATCTCTGAAGGGCAGTTTGTGTCTGGAACCGCGGCTGGTGCTCAGAATTTCATTACAGAGTTTATCCGAAGTTTAGGGGAGGCCGAAACCCAACTTATTAGGATGGAAGCGACAGTAAATAGAATTTTCGCTGAACCAAAAACTTTAGGAAGATTTGGTGGAGGCCGTCCAGTAGAGGGGGGAAGGTTTTTAAATCAAGGCCCCAAACCTATTGAAGTGGACATTGATTTTGATGAGAAATTTCTTGAAAAGATTGAAAGGCTAAAAGGCCAACTCGAAGGCATAGAAGACCAAGATATAAGAGTAGCAATTTCAGGGATAGAGGGTCTAGAAAGACTAACTATGCTTTATGATAAGGTACTATTTTTTAATAAGGAACCAGCTCATGCGAATGCTATGGGGGGAGATGCGGACTTAAAAAGACTAGATAACCTTCTTGGAAAAGTAAAAGGAGTAGCTCATGAAGCAGCTTTAATTGAAGACGCTTTTCGTATGGACATGAAAATAACAGGGACGGAAGACCTTGATGAGGCTTCGGAACGACTAATGGAGCTTCATGCCTCAACTACGGATGTAAAAACGGAAGGTGGAGATGTAAGAATTAAAGTAACTGGCCTGAAATCGGCAATAGAGATGAAGACCGCACTTAAGGAACTCGTAGCCTTAGAAAAGGAACTTCAACGAGTATCAGACGAAGGTGGCTTTGGACAAAAGGATGTTGGTGGCCCCCAAGAACAATTGTTTGGAGGAAAAACTGTCAGTGATATAAATAGAGATGCTCTAAAACTTTCAACTACCTTTGATAAACTAGCTGATAATCCTCTATTTGTTAAAAGTCTTCCTGGTGGAGCTAATGCGGTAAAGAATATTACTCGTGAATTTGAAAAATTTAATTTTTCATTGGAAAATATTAAAGACGTTTCTATTGATGGTTCTAGAGGAATTACACGATATAGTGCATCCATACTTGACAATTTTGGAAAAGTACGGACTGCGACTGTTGTAACAGATAAGTGGGGAAATACTCTACAAAGTACCCAGAAAAACTTTAGAAATTTTGCAAGTGCAATTCAGAGGAATGTTGGAGAGGTTGTTAAGTGGACAGTTGCTATTGGGCTAGTTTATGGAACCATGAGAAAATTACAAGAGGTAATTACATTCTCAATTGAAATAGAAAGTAAACTAGCCGATGTGCAAGTAGTCCTAGGAAAAACAGGGGCCAATTTAAATGCCATATTTGAGAGTGCTGCTGTTATTTCTAGGGAACTCTCTGTTGAACTCACTGGTGTTGTAGAAGGATATGTATTAGCTATACGTGCCGCAGGTAAATACGCAGATGAGACTGAAAGAGCACATATGGCGACAGCACTTCTCAAAGATTCAATGATTTTAGCCAAATTATCTGGCTTAGACCAAGCAGTAGCGTTGGATACTTTGGTTGGAGCATTATCACAAACAGGTAGGGAATTAGATCAAGGACAAGAATTATTAGATAAGTGGGTGGCTGTAGCCAAAGAAGCCAATGTAAGTTTAGCTACACTAGCAGAATCTTTTGCTATTACATCTACAGCAGCAGAAAATGTTGGGATTGATCTAGATAAATTAAATGGAATTATCGCCGCTGTTGCAGAGGTAACGACGCTCTCCGCTACCGAATCTGGTAATGCTGTTAGGGCGTTTGTTTCAGGATTTCAAACCGTAGAAGCAGAAAGGGCTTTGGGTAAATATGGTATAGCAGTAAGAGATGCTAGAGGCGAGCTTCTGTCTTTCGTTGAGGTTATAGAAGGAATTGTATCAAGACAACAAATGGGAATCATCTCAGATCGAGATGTAGCCAAGATTTCAGAATCCATTGGTGGGGGTGCTCGTCGTGGCGCTCAAGTCAATGCATTTATTGAGAACTATGCACGAGTTCTTACTCTTGCAGAAGTTAGTGCAAACGCTAGTGGAGATGCACAAGAATCTCTCGGAATTAAATTAGCTACAGTAGAATCTGCTTTAGTGAATTTATCCAATGCCTTTACTCAACTTTCTCGTGAAATTGGGGAAAGAGGAGGCTTTTTAGATTCAATATCTTCTGGTGTTGATTTACTCACGAGTCTTATTGATGGAATTCGTTCTCTTATAGATTTTCTAGGACCAGCTACTAAAGCCCTTACAGCATTTGCCGCAGCTTGGTTAATCTTGGGTGGGATTGGGCCTATTAAGGGAATTGGAGGTCAACTTATCCCAAAATTGCCACAAGGTATAGGAATCCGCCAAGGGATAGGAATTGCTGGAGGAGCCGCTGGGGGTTTTATTGACAAAACATTTCTACCCAGCAAACAACACACACCTACTTTTGGAGGTCAACAGACTGTGGGAGGTTTCTTTGGGGGAACTCCGGCTGGTAGGGGTTTAGCTGGTGCAGGTATTGGCCTTCTTGGTGGACTTATATCAGGTGGGGAACCGAAAGAGATAGGGGGTTCAATAGCAGGAGCGATTGCTGGCAGCTTGATAGCTGGTCCAGTGGGAGCAGTTATTGGATCAGCTATGGGAATGGCTATGGTTGAATCGGTTGAACTTGAGGCATCTACTATAGTAGGAGCTTTTAGAGCCGCGGTGTTGGGACAACCTCTAGAGCTACTAATCCCTGAGGATGATGAAGACCCCGATAGAACTAGAGTAAGTGTCCTAGGAGAGCGATTAACAGCTTCTATTGAGAAGGGACTTGCTCAAGTATTTACACCAATCTTTACAGGGACACAGATGGAAATATCAAGGAAAAAGGCGACAGAACCTATCCAAGAACTTTTAGTAGAACGAGGTAGATTAAAAGAAGGACAATTACTATCAGAAGAAGAACTCAAAAAACAATATACCCTTTTAATTGGAGAACTTTTAGCTGGAATATTAGACCCAGAAGATGCAGAAAAGATATTTGGGGCAGATATTGAATCATTTATGGATTTGTCTGGGTGGCTGGCTGGTGCTCAAATGACCAGAGAGGAAGTAAGAAAAGCCTTTGAGGAATTGAATGCTGCCATTTTAGAAGAAGCTAAGAAACTTGATTTAGAGACTGCTCTTGAAGGTACTCGTACTTTTGAAAGATTAAAAGGTGTTCAAACTGCAATAGCTCCAAGTGTAAGAGCTGTTGGAGAGGAAAGATTAGCACATCTAAGGCAACAAGCTATTAGAGGCGAGGGTGGAGTTGGACTAAAAGAAATAAAAGATTTAGCCGCGGATTTGCCTACACTACAAAATCAAGTTAGTGCTGTTTACGCGGCTTTAGAAGATAGCGATCAGGCTGTGGGTGGTATAGAGAATATTGTAGGCTCAGTAGAGGAGTTAACTCTGCTTATGTTAGTAGGAGGACAAGAAGTTTCTACCGAGTTTAATCGAATAGCAGGTGATATTCTTCGAGTTCAAGGAGAGATAGAAAAACTGGAAGATGCTGGATTAGGGCCTGAAGATAGAAAACTAGGACCACTTCTAGTAGATTTAAGGAAACTTCGGGAAGAACTAGGTCTTGCAATAGATGTCTCTCAAAAGGGACTTATATGGGCCGATTTTGAAATGCCAGACATATTAGAAGTTTCCTCTGAATTTGAAAGTCAAATGGATGCACTTATAGCTAGAGCATTTGAGAAGTCTGAAGAGATTATGGATGCACTAGGTTTAGATGAAACTCAAAGAGAAAAAGTTAGATCGACCTACCGTCAAGTTATGTTTGATATTGAAGGCGAGCTTGTACCTATAGACCAAGATGTTCCTCTTGATATTTTGCAGAATTTGATTCGTGAGGAGGGGTTGGGAGCAAAAGCCGATTCTCAAATGCAAGTTTTAACTCCTGACATATCTTCCGCAGAGGCACCAGCCTTAAGAGCTAAAATTAAAGAGTTTGAACGGATACTATTGACCATCCCTGGTTTTGAGTTAGAACCAGAAACTCTAGGCGTTATATTTAGTGATTTTGTGACTGACACTCTGCATGGGGACAACTTAGCTATTCAATTAGCTCTCCGAGACTTAATTAAGGTGAATGAAGATCAATTGGAGGGTATTTTCAATATCCCTGAAGGAATGTCTGCGTGGATTCCATTCACAGCAGCTATGAATTTGGGAAGTGGTGGGGGTGGTGCAACAATACCAGAGGTTCAACAAGAGCTTGAACAAGAGTTACCAAGAGAGTTTTCAGACCTTCTTGAAGCAAGTAAATTGATGGGCTTAAACGCTTTCAGAGATATGGAAAGGTGGGTAGCGGCCAAGATGGGACAAGGTGAAGGGGGTACTGGTGAGTTGCCGAGAACAACAGAACAAGCTGCTGGAGATGCAATGCAACAACTACTGCCTGAGAGTATCAATGTATCTATTACCAATGATATAGAGATTGATATTCCTATCTACATTCGAGGCGACATTATTCAGCGGGAAGTAAGAAAATTCTTAGAACGTGATCTTATTCAAACTGTGGCAAGAGTTGGTGCAGGTAGTTATCATCAAATTACAAAATAAATAAGAGGTAAAAATGGCTTCAATTTGGACACTAGATGGTGGGGACTTTTATGTAGATACAGATAAGGAGGGAGTAAATCCACATGTTGTGGAACATAACCCCATTAATTCATCAAATTCTTATTGGCATAAAATATACACACCAGATGATGAAATAACACTGGCTGGACACGTTGTTGGAAAAACACATATGAACACATTGAGAGACGCTGCGGGTAATGTTGTAGTATTAATAACAGATGAAAATGGGATCGCTCCTTCTGGAATAAATGTCTTTTTCAAAAAATTTGATTATGATAGGTTGAACACTACTTGTCAAACAGTTGATCGAACCCAACCCGAAACCGCTCCTTTATATGCAGTTACAGTCTTACTGAGGCGATAATGCCCCGTCCAGAAATACAAACCCTCTATCACACTGTACCTAATGTCACACAACTCTTGACAGTAAGATTGACTGAGGCTTACAATGCGGCCATGAGTCAAGCACTTATTACTTGTTATGACACAACTTTAGGTATTGGTGATGATATTACATTTGATTTAGGATATGAAGGAGATTTTGGAAAGGTATTTACCGGATATGTATCTAACATCGAAAGGGGCCTTCCCGAAGCAGAGTGTCTTATAACTTGTCATGATGAATTGTTTAAAGCAACAGAATACTTTATAGCTGTAGATGATCCTGGAAGTCCCTTACAATACTCTAATATTAAATCAGAAGACTTTGTAGAGGCAATTTTAAATCTAGCTTCAATTACTAGTTATTTTAGTGATATCCCACTAGAATTTATCTGGGGAACAAACGGTCCAGTGGAAATAAATCTAGTAAATACTTGGCAACTGCTAAGTGACTTCGCTGGGATGTTAGCTTGGCATTTATACGCTGACAGGTCTGGAGTTGTAAATTATGTGGATAGAAAGCCATATGATATGGGAGGAGACTCAGCAAGTTTTACATGGACAACGGCTTCTGGGTATGAGGATATTAAGTCTATATCACACATTAAGTCTGTCAGAAAACTTAGAAATAGAGTAGTTGTTTATGGAAAGAATAATTTATCGTCTACAGCTTCGGCAGTTAGTCCTTATTTACCCGCTGGATTTTATAAAACAGCAGTTATAGCAACTCCCTTACTAGATACAACGTCATTGACAAGTTCAGCGGCAAATTACAATCTGGCCCTTTATAACAGACTTACTGAATCTCTTACAGTAGAAATAATTGGGGATTGGAACGTCAAACCTAGATTATTCGCTAATGTTACAGACTCGTTTACAGGTACATCAGGAATGTGGTTTATTTATCAAGTGGAACACCAATTTGGACAAGGATCAGGGTACACTCAGAACATTACCCTAACTAAATAATGTCATTACAAGAAGGAAAGTTCGTACATCTATTTATAAATGGAACGGAAAGATCAGAGTATATCTTGGAATATGAGAGAACAACTGGTCTTTGTTCTGTTGGGGATACGTTTTCCCTGTCTTTACAGGCAAATATACCAATAGTTCCTGATCCCTATGACAATATTTTAATAAAAGAATTCTGGGATGGAAGTTTAGGAACAGTTCTCAGAGGATACTCTATTGAAATAAACCAAACTCATGATGCAATTATTTTAGTAGATGGACAAGATAAAAGTGTTCTCCTATCAGATTACTTTATACCTGCACAAAGAGAGGCTGCTGGAGAGACAGTAGACTATTGGGTTGCGAATATAGCGGCCCAAGCTGGACTATCAGTTACCTTTGGAGCCACTTCATCTGCTATTGTAGAAGAGGGAACTCCTATGGGGCTTCAGACAGCCCTAGATGTTATCTTAAATCTGGAAAGACTTGGGGGATATTTCATTAGATATAGTTCTCAGAATGATAGGCTAGAGACATTTAGACTTACCACATCTCAACCAACTATTACAATAGATGATTCTGGGGATGAACTAAACGTAGCTGAAAGATTGCGAGGGACAGAAAAAACAAGGAACGTTGTTAAAGTTTATGGAGGAATGAAGTTTAATCCATTTACAGAGGAAGAGGAAATTATATTTGCAAAGGCAAGCTCTAATATTCCTGAATTGCTAGTAGATAAGATAGTTGTAGTGGCTAATCCTATGATAAAGAAACAGACACACGCCTTTATTGTAGCAAACAAAGTCTTGAATATCATGAATACGGTAGACGATATCCAACACTACACTTTACAGGGGTTTTATCCGTCATTAGATTATGGAGAATATGCACTAATTGATGTAGATACTTTGAACTATACATTCTATGGTCCTAAACAAATAACTACTCTTTCTTCTAGGGCCGATGAACAGGGAGTATACACCACTGTAACTGTTGGAGAAAAGTGCGATAGAGTTTCAATTCAACTACCCACCCCTCCAGTTTACGCCTGCACTAACGGTGACGGCGTTGGAGTTTCTTGGGATGGAGGAGATAATTTTGCAGCCTCAAGTTATGGTTTAGTTGGAAATGCATTAGTGTGTTCAGGAATAGCTGTAAATAACTATGATAATCACATGCTTTGGACAGCAGATGGATTTTATCGTAGGTATTCTAGTCAGGGAACCTGGGTGAAGTTCATGGATACGCTTCCGGACGGAGAAGAATTTGACGGTTATTCAGTCATAGGGTCAGAAGTAAAGATTGTAAAATTAGAGGCCAATAAAGCATCTCCGTCTACATTCTATATTTTGGGTGTTTGGGGAAACAGAAATGACATTGCCCGAACAATAGTTTATAAGACAGTAGATTTTGGTAATACTTGGACATCTAACATTCTTTGGGCATATAAAGTTTTTCATAATGATATTGGTGGTTGGCCCACAGGAACTCCTAGTGGCTATGTTGGGATTAATCATGGTTCGATTCCTAGCGATTTAGTGTGTGGTCCTGATGGAACTCCCTATGTTATATTAAGAGGACTTGTTTTCATTGTTGGGCCTCCAGATTAAGGATTATTATGTATTTTGATCGTGCGGGTTTTCTAGGAAACTATCCAGATGATTTAACTGCTTCAGGTAAATATATTCCTTTATCGGAATCAATGATCTGGTCAGAAGAGGATGGTTCGTGGAAACCCTTTGTAACTGTATCAGGGATCAAAACTATTGAGGAAACAAATAGATTTGAAACTTTATTTGTAGATATAGAAGATGTATATTTAATAGGTGGACATTATATTAGTCCTTTACAAGAGTTTGTTAGACACGTTGACGCTGTACATGCTTTAGGAGACTTTACAAATATATCTCGCTGGAATAGAGAAACATATAGTGGAGTAGTGGTTGGAGAAGTAAAAGATTATTCAGGAGATTACCCATTTGATCCTGCATCAACATTCTCAGGGATGCTAAGACATTATTCTGCAAACGATGGGTTTGAGTTTGGATCATTGACAGTAAGATTTGATGCTGAAAGAAGTCCATACGTAGCACATGCTCTCTACCCAGCAGAGGGTGAATCTAGTTGGATTAGACATTCTACAGGAGAGGGCTGGATACAAGATGCAGTAGAAATGTTATTTGTTGATAAGGATGATTTTGGAAGAATCTTAGTTTCTACTACAGTGAGCGGATTACTGATTTTAGACACAGAACTCGGAATGATGCCATCACCTACATATGAGAAAGCGAATCTTTCGTTTATAGAAACATCCGGTGTCTTTGTTACAGATATGGATACATTGAGGATTTATTAATGCCACCGACGATACTTAGAGATTATCACGTAAATTTACTTGACACCATGCGTGGTATGTCAAATTCCGATAAGTGGTGGACAGCACCTTTAAATCTGGGTGGAAGTTCTGGGGCAGATGGGGGTTCAGGAGTACCCCTTGGTGGAGTTTATGGGCAATTACCCCAAGGTAAGATTGCCTATGACACTACAGAAGATAGTTATTCAGGGTATTATGATCCAGCACTTCCATCCATATTAGACAACTTAGCCCACATGAGGTATAGTATAGCCCTCATTAGTGGGGGAATATCTTCGATTCGAGAAGACGGAGTCGAGATTGTCTCAGATGCTACTGTTTTGAATTTTGATGCTGAATTTGAAATAACGGACGCGGGCGGAGGGGAGGCCCTAATTGGGTATGGTACCTTGCTCAGACAGCGTGATGACAGATATAATTATCACGAAGATGGTGCTATTACATTTTGGAGACATGGTTCTCAACCAAATACAACTGGAATCGAGGTTGGCTATTATACTAATTTTATTAATGGATCTCATGGATTTAAAGTAAGAATCGTAGGAGATGATTTTGGCAAGCGAGGATTTTTAGAGGTAGGAGGTATAGAGGCAAGTACCTATTATCGAGATCGGTTTGTTGATATAGATGGAGATTTATCTCCCGCTACAAGTTCGATTACCCGTCTTTATGGTATAGTTTCGAGTCCAGGCCTTATTCCGAGGGATGATGGCACTGCTGCTCTAATGGCTGTTTATGGACGGGCTGATGTTGGGAAAACATCGAAGGACGTAGCTTCGGGGATTGCTTTTTTTGCTCAAACTCCAGGACAATATGCTCCTGGATATGGATTTTTTGACCTAACTTATGGTTTGTATGTAGAAGACCAAAATGTAGGAAATGTCTCAGGCTATGCTATTTATACTAATCTTGGGCATGTAAGTTTAGGCGACACCCTAGATATGCGTGGAAATCGTATCATCAATATTAGTGATACGTCTCTAAAATTCCAAAGCGGAATAACAATCACATCTGCTGATTATAATGATCTAACAGATGGTGGAGAAACTACATTACACAGTCACGCTGGGGGCGGCGGTGGGAGCGGGGTAGGTCCACATACTCTAGGAAGTGATACTCATACCGATGTAACATTCTCTGGGGTAGTGACTGATGATGTTATAGCTTATGATATTAGTGAGTGGAAAAATCGACCAGGATTATTTGCGACACTTTCTGGACTCGCTAATGATGATGTATTAGCATATGATTTAGGTGATGATGATTGGAAGAATACTCCAGCATTTTTAATTACAATATCTGGATTACAAGATGACGATATAATTCGGTATGATGATGAAACAGGGTTTTGGAGAAATGAACCTTCTGGGGAAACAATACAAGCTTATGGACACGCATACCAAAATAGTTCATTTGTAGTAACTATTTCTGATAATAATCCAACTGAAGTAGATGATGCTAGTACTCCGACTATATCTGGCGGACTACTTAAAAATATTGCATTTACTGACCATTATCTTAGAGTCTTAGTCTCAGGAATATATAAAATAGATTGGTCATTAGCTATGTCAATGGATAACGCGGCAGACACTCCAGAGGTTCATGGAGGAATTATGATAAATAACATGGCTCAAATAGAAGGAAGAACACAGAGGACAATTCAAACAGCCAATGATGTTAGGGCTATGAGCAGTATATGTGTTTTAGATTTGGGAATTAATGCTCAAATTAGCTTATTTGTCCGAAATGAAACAAATAACAATGATGTAACGATTGAACATTATAATGTAACTGTAGTATTCATTGGAGAGTAATTAGTACTTGACAAAAGTACTAAAATATGATATAATTAGTCTTTGGAGGAAAAAATATGGCTATAGTAGCAGGAGATTTACTATATAAACACACTGGAGCGGCATCACATAACGCTTCTCAATCTGATCCAGATGCGTGTTTAGGAAATTATCGAGCATCAGAAAATGTTGGTGCTGGAGATAATAACCTATTCGATGATGTGTCTGGAGCAGAATCAGGTGCGGGTGATACAGAATATAGAGCGGTTGGTTTCTTGAACAATCATGGGTCTTTAACTCTTACATCTATTAAAGCTTGGATTCAAGTAGATACAGGTAATGCTGAAGATGATATTAGTTTTGATGTTGAAGTTCCAGCAGTCAGTGAAACAACTGGAGCAATCCAAACAATTGCTAATGAATCCACAGCACCGACTGGTCTAGGTGGATGGTCCGATGCCACATCTAAAGCAACGGGGAAGGCGGCTCCTGGTGGTGGAGGGGATTTAGCCTTTGGGGAATGGTTTGGACTTTGGGTCAGGCGAATTATCTCAGCAGCAGCATCAGCAGCAGCTGCTGAGTCAGTAACCTTTCGTATAGAAGGTGATACACCAGCATAAAAGGAGAATAAGATGGCTTATCAAATCGTAGAAAATGATGTACGATTGTTAAGAAGAATGTTAGTTTGTTATAACATCGGAGATTCTATGTCCGGAGATAGAGTTAGGGAACATCTATCTCAAAAGGGGCTAAATTTTGTACTGGGGTCGGAAATAGATTCAGAAGAACGTAGGGGAAATATGTTTGGTGGGATGCCAATAAATGAAGCTTGGTTAGCCAATGCGTTTGGTTTTGCTGTATTAATAGATTATCAGAATGAGGTCATATTTTTAAATTCAATGTGGGCAAATCCTAGAACCTTGTATGTAAAATTAGTTAAAGAAGTTCCAGAGCTTGATAAATTAGGAACAATAATCTATCTACCATTCATAACTATAGATATCGCTAAATCTTTAGCGGAAGTGTATCATAAACAATACGCAGAATTCTTAGGGACAATAGAAGATGCAGAAAGTAAAAGTCACTAAAGAACATATAGATATTCATAAATATCAAGGTAACTCTAAACTTTTCCTTTTTAGTGAAATCGAAGGTAGGAATGGTCAGAAAAAGGCAGATAAGATGTCTGCCAAAATTCAACGCGAATATTTAGATGAACGTATAAATATAAAATCTCTTCCAGAAGATGATCCAGACAGATATAAAGACCCAGACAATAAGAGTATGTTCTGGGAAGAAGATGAAGGAGAAACTTATTTAGTCTCTAGAGGGCACACGATTGAATTGAAATGGAAGGACGGTAAATATAGGTCTAGAGTCGCAAGAACCTCAGAATTTGATCCTTCAAAATTTAAACCAGAAGGTAGTGGGCCTAAAACACCCACAGATAAACCTAGTTGGGGATTTTAAGATATGGCACTAACAGTTAATCTTATTGAGGGATTTGATGCGGGTGGACTCTATATCGCCGATGTTATCAACGGTTCCCCATCAGTTGACGCAGTTAATCAATACACTGGTGCTGGTTGTTTTTTAGCCGGTGCTACAGGTGATGGAATTGAGATATTAACTACTATAGCCCAAAATGTAAATCAATTTGAGTATAATATTGGGCTTAGAGTTAGATTTGAAAATGTTACTACTGACCAAATATTTTGGGCATCCGAAGATAATACAGGTAGTCGTAATATTGCCTTGCAACTAGACTCCACTGGTTATTTTCAAGTTATAGATGCGAATGGTGCTGTAGTAGTTACAGGAGTAGTTCCAATAAGTGTTGATACTTGGTATCATTTGGAAATGTACTGGTTTCAAAATGACTCAGCAGGAGAAGTATTTTTAGTTGTAGACGGAGTTGTTGATATTAATCATGGAAGTACCGAAGATTTTAAAGGTCTTGGAGGTAATTACAGGCATATTTTACAAGCTGGAGCTAATTTTGATATTTGGATTGATGATTACTACCATATTACTGACAGTGGTGGCCCTGTAAATTTTATTGGAGTAGAGCATGAAGTTTTAGGAGTTTATCAAAATACAGCCGAAGATAGTACAGACCAAGGTGATCCACTAACTGCGGGAACTTGGGCCAATGCCGGAGAAGTTCCCAAGAATGATAGCAATACAGCCGATTATGATACTGGTTCTGCTGGAACCGGATATGCTCGTATGGATGAAGGAACACGCTTGGGGCCACTCACCGATATAGATGGTGCTGTTTATGCTGCATGGTGGATGTGGAACGTACGTAGAGGTAGTGGTAGCGGAACTACTCATTACCTAAGATACGGAGCTTATGATGGAGCTACGGACCAAGTAACTGATTCGGTTGAAAGTTTAAATTCGGGTCTAAAAGTTTTTGCTAGATCATCTATAACCGCGTCGCGTGTTCCAGACGATACAGATGAATATTTTTGTCAAGGTATCAGAAAAACTTCTGGAGGTCGAGAAATTTATTGTGCAGAAATGTGGGCATGTATCTTACATCAGGGACCCTCACCTTTTACACAGGTTAATAAAGATTTAGCTTTACAATGGGACATCATTGGACTCGTAAATAAGGATCAACAATTAACGTGGGATATTTTAAACTTAGTCAATAAAGATCAGCAATTTCAATGGGATATCCTAAATTTAGTAAATAAGGACCAACAATTTCAATGGGACATAGCAGAACTTGTCAACAAAGATTTAACTCTAGTTTGGGATATGGGAGAGTTCGTTTATAAAGATTTAGCACTTATATGGGATATATTCACTTTTAATCCTGTATATAAGGATTTGTTATTGCGGTGGAGCATTAGACGAGTAGAAAGAGAAGGGCCGCACTTCTTAGGCTTTAAGGTAATAATACCGTAAAATATAACGATTTAACACCCGATTATGATATAATTATATATGGAGGTTATGGAAAATGGCGAAAGAGGAAAATTTGGTAGAACAAGAAGAACAGGAAACAAAAGAGCCTGTTCGCTTCAACTCTGATGATGCAAAAAATCTTCTGGTTGAAGAGAGTCAAAGGAATGTTGCGGATGGGGCGGCTGAGGTCCAAGAAGTTCTTGACCGTAGGAATTTAAGAATTTCTGTGTCAATGACTTCTTTTGAAGATGGTCGAAACGTTCCTAATATTCAACTTGTACCAAGACAAGATAGACAAGGATAAAATAATGAGGAAATGTTTGCAACATAAGGTGTAAAAATATGAGTAGGTTTCAGGGTAGTAACTAATGACTTTACTGTTTGGTGAAGCGGCCTATAACCAGTTGTACCATAATAATAAACGTAGTGCCAAACTAAGAGGACATAATTGGAATCTTAGAAAACAAGATTTCAAGTCTCTCACTCAAATGCAGTGCTATTACTGTGGTATTGAGCCTAGTCAGATATATCACAATAAGGAACTTAATGGCGATTATCTCTACAATGGTGTCGATAGAATAGATAACAATCTAGGGTATATCTACGGAAATGTATTACCTTGCTGTAAGACTTGTAACTATGTTAAATCTAATCAGTCAATGAGAGAGTTTCAAGCTTGGATTGATAGACTAGTAGAACACCAAGGTAGACAATGAATAGAATTAGTGGATTAGATGTCTCGAAGTATGCAGGTACTTGGAAAGGTGGAAATAATTGGGAAGACACTACTGACTACCAAAAGATAGCTGATGCTGGATATAAATTTGTATACATCAGAGCGGCCTATGGTGCAGACTATCCAGACCCTTTGTTCTTACAACATTGGAATGGATACAAGGAGGTTGGTTTACTCAGAGGAGCATATCATTTTTGTCGTGCTCACCAGCCTGTAGATGACCAAATTAGTATTATGGTTGATACGGTTCCAGAAGATGATCGAGGGGAACTACCCCCTTGGTATGACCTAGAGCGGTATAGACTTGATCCAGTAGTAAAAGGAAAGCCTCTAGTAGATTTCAGCGAAGCATACATGCTTGGTGTAGAAAGTGTTTGGGGAAGCTACATGGATGTGTATGTAAATGCTTGGTTTTGGCAAGAAAATCTGCGAGTAAATTTCCAATACCCAAAGTGGTATGAAACTCGTGGATTAGCACTAGCCCAATGGCCTTATGGAATTCCAACAAATCCTTGGAAGATGCCTGTAGGATGGAATGATGATTGGGTTTGGTGGCAATATCGGGGAGATATCACAATAGATGGTATAGAGGGAGCGTGTGACCTAGGTTTCTTCAATGGTACATATCCAGAATTACTAGCTTATGCAGGACAACCCATTCCTTCCGACAGTCATGAAGAACTTTGGGAGGCAATACAGGACAATCAAGCCTATATTGAAAAACTAAAATCTTGGGCAGGCGGCTTGGCTTTCCCAGAATAAGGATTGACAATGGAATTAGATGATAGGATACATGGAAGAACTTTGGGAGGCAATACAGGACAATCAAGCCTATATTGAAAAACTAAAATCTTGGGCAGGCGGCTTGGCTTTCCCAGAATAAGGATTGACAATGGAATTAGATGATAGGATACATGATATCGAAAAACACCTTAGAACTTTGAATCATGAACTAGGCGACATTGTGGGCCAAATGAAATGGGTGTTTCGTATTCTTGTTCTTATTACTGGATTAGCAATAGCTCAATTGCTTGTATAAGACTCAAATATGATAAAATGTCATAAAAAAACATTAAAAATCACCAAATTGGCTCTTGACAAAGGGACCGGAATGTGCTATAATATAGCCAAAGGAGGAACAAAATGGGAAAAAATGAGGATTTGGGAACTGCTGATGAAAAGAAGGATATGGTTCAGGGTATTACTCCTACAACCAATCCATATACATCAAATAGTCTTTTTATTGAGGGGCCAGATGGCCTTTTTATTAATGTAGACCAGATAGTTAGTATTGGTCGAATAAGTATAGAAAAAGAGAATAAAGAATTTCTAGTAATTACATCTTCCAACGGACCTCCTATAACCATTAAGGATGAGTTGGTAGATTATTTTTTAAATCTAGTAGCTGGTTATCGGCCTGTATTGGTTAGAACAGGAGTCTTGAAATTAGATGAATCTCCTATACCATCCGAGGATAAGATAGAGATTGCTAAGAAATAAATGAAACACAAATATTTCTTCACAGTGCCGGAGATGCCGTGGCATACAGAACCTAATATTTGTAGGTCAACTACGTGTACTAAACCTGTAAAAGCTAAAAAACTTTGTTCCATGCACTACGAAAGATGGAGAAAGTATGGAAACATCAAGATAAAAAAAAGAGGACCAAGGTTATCTTCGGGAATAGCTGTATTTAGAGCAATAGTTAGTGACTATAAAAAGGGTGCTTATATAAGAAAATTACAATACTCTTTACCAGACGGATATGCTGAGGCTCTTCTACGTGGAAATTGTTATTACTGTGGGGCTTCGCCTGGAAAAGAAAGGACTATTCATGATTGTTATGGTGGCATAAAATACAATGGTATAGATAGGATAGACAATAGTGAAGGATATATTCTTGGAAACGTAGTTAGTAGTTGTTACAAATGTAATGTAATGAAACATACATCTTCCAAAGATGATTTTATAAAACATATTAGAAATATTTTCTCGATTTGGGGATATCTTAAATGAAAGAACCTAAATATATCCGTCGGGATCGTAAATACAGAAAGAAAAAGTTTGGGATGAAAATTGATGGAAAGTCTGTGTTCACGATTAGAGATGAGATAGTGAGGCGGAATAGAAAAAGGATGAAGAGGAGAAAGCTAAGATGATCTATGTCTGCGAACATTGTGATACAGAAGTAATTGCAGATGAAAAACCCGTTCTGTGTGAAGAAGTGATTAGTTATGGTGGGCAAGTGTTATTGGGCTATGTAAGTAAAGAGATGGCTTCTGATGCGGGTGAGCCAGATATGGAAGGTCAGCCTATAATGGGAGAACAAGAATTAGACATTTGTGGAGGACAATTCCGGATATTAGGAGAAATATAATGGCTAATGTTGGAAATCATGATGAGAAGATTGTTCAAAAAAGACCGGAACCTACTACAGATGCACCTACTGAAAGACCAAAAGTAGATGTTGTTCCAGTATTGTTTACTGAACGTGAAAGAGTTGTCATGGAGATAATGGCTGATCTAGGTTTTGAAATATTTCCAGTTATGGATATTTATATAAATACAGAAACAAAGGGAATTAGAGCAATTACATTTCATAATGTACTTCAAGAAGAAAAACTTTTTGATGATCCAAATATAATTGTCAAAAGATGGAATGAGAGCGAAAGACCAGAAGAGGTTAGCAGACCAACTATTTTTGGTGATCCTATACCAAAGGATGAAAATGGAGATTAAGTGGGCTATTTAAATTTTCCAGACATACCTAAACACATAAAGACAGGTAATCCTCCATATTGTCCTGAACATGAAATTAGGATGAGGCTTGTTATCCCTAGAGAGGATTCTCTCTGGTCACATTTCTGGGGATGTACTAAATATCCTGACTGTGATTTTTCTTACAGTATAGATAGTAATGGAGATTGGCATGATAGATATAGAGGTTTTGATCCGTATGAGTTAAGCTACGTATGGGAAGGGTGGTATTAATGGATAATGCAGAAAAGATTTTACAAGAGATTATTGAATTATTGAACGGTCCTGAGGGGATACCAACAAGTCAAATGGCTTATACTGAGAATGTATATATTGTAGTAGAAGATGCCTTGGCTAAGTATCATGAGTTAGATGCTATTTTAGATGATATTGGGAATAAGGTGGTACGATGAGTAAAGAATTATTAATAGTTGAAGGTGATGGAAAAGTCATAGAAAGACCAGACCCTACTACGGATGCACCTGCCGGAAGACCAGTAATGAAAGAGGAAGAGTGCGATAATTGTATAGAAAATGAAAAATTGATATATGGAATAATTAATTTTTTAAATAATTCTGATAATCCATTACGGAAGTATCTGTATAAATCTAATCTTCTGGAAGGAATTCAAGAGTTGCTTGATGAATACCAAGAAGTAAATAACACTTTGGAAGAGTTGAAGATGACTTTGGATGGTATATTATAATGAGTGCAGACAACGTAATCTATATCCAACGGCAGAAAGATGGACGGTTCGCTGTTTGGGAAACTCAAATCTCAAATGAGAATACTGAACCACATAATGCCGCCTATGAACCTACCCTTGAAGAAGCCCTTGCTTATGCACGTGGTTGGGAACGCGGTGAATGGATTATTGAGTATGGGGTACAGATATTACCATCACTGGCTCCGCCCGAAGAAAAAAAGCCGATTAAATTTTATGACTTTAATGTTGAGTTACAAAGAATATGTACGTGTAGACAGGTAATTGAAGACGAAGATGGCAATCTTATACCAAAAGAATGTATATGTGCTACTACGTAACAACCCGATGCCGCATGGTTTCTGGCGGTAAAAAACGTTTTTACGGATAAAAAGGTAGTCTGGGACGGGTTAACGGAGAAACGATGGTTAAAACCCCAATTTTGGAACATTCTTTACAATGTAAACTCTGTAAAGAAGAATTAGTACCTGTAGAGGAAAAGATTTATACTACGGGGGGCGATATGAATCTTGAGTCTGAGATACACTCTATAATTTATAAGTGTCCTAATGATAGGTCTTTTGATGGAACACACACAACTCGGGAGATTCGTAGTGACTGATAGAGATGGAATAAAGAACCCTGTCCTTACAGCTAGGGTAGGAAACAACAATGATCTATTCCCTGATGTATTAGATTTGTATGTACCTGATGGTTCAACTATATTAGATGTGACCTATGGTAAGGGAATTTTCTGGAAGGATGTAAACATTGACGCTCGAAGTTACAAGCTCTTTACTAATGATTGTGAATATGGTCTTGGTGAATATTCTTATGATTGTCGTGAGTTACCTAAACCTTGGGAGGATGCTTTTGATACAGTGATCTTTGACCCCCCTTATTTGTACGTAGGTGGTTGGAAGACAATGCGTAATTTTGGGGCCGCGAATTCTAAGCTCTATCGCAATCAAGAACGGGCAAAAAAGATCAGTGGAGTAAAACAAGTAGACTTACTCTACTATAATTCGATAAAAGAAGCTTACCGTGTTCTAAAGCACAAAGGCATACTAATAATAAAGTGTATGGATCAAGTGCAATCTGGAAAGCAAGTATGGGCACACATGACCTACAAAGAGTATGCAGAGATACTAGGGTTTCGATCTGAAGACTTGTTCGTATTAGTGCGTAAGAGTAAACCTCTTATGAGACACAAGAAACAAATACACGCCCGAAAGAATCATTCATATTTTCTAGTCTTTAAGGCGTGGAAGAAATAAAGGAGGTGAGTTAGATGGAACGTATCGAAGTTGGTCGGTATGCCAAAGGGCAAGTCGGTAATTGGATTGGATGGCTAAACCCAGAACGTGAAAAGGGTTATAAGGTTCCTAAATGGATGTTATTCATTTATATTGATGGAACCGTAAGACTTGGCGTACGCGACGATGAGAAAGATGAGTTGTTTTTCTCATAAAAGAAAACGGGGGGCAGGAGGCCCCTCAATAAAGAAAACCGATACCGAAGGTTAAAACTTTAATAATTTTTAAAAGGGAGTAATTAATGGATAAAAGGATTCGGGATAACTTCAAGAAAGCATATCAAGCATATAGAAAAGAATTCATGAAGGATACTATTAAGAGCAAGCATCCGAAAAGAACGTTTCTAGGTGCTATAGGTGGATTTGATATAACAGTAATAGATGGCACTATATGGCTACGTAATTACTTTGATATGACAGAGGTAAGGCTATATAGACATGAGATAAAATATATTATCTCTTTACTGACCAAAGCAGAAAATCTATATGGAGTGAACTAAAAGATGCACATTCATAAGTATAGGATATCTGTATTAATGCAAGACCCTAAAGCCAAGAGACATTATGTTCGATCATATGGTCAAAATCCTATTGTGCTCGCTAAATGTAAGTGTGGTGATACAATAGATAGGGAGCGTATTGAAATTATATTAGAGAGTTATATGAATGACTAGCCGAGGAGAAGAAGAATGGTTATAACAGTAGGACTACTCGTGGCCGCCCTTATAGGTATTTACTTGATTAATATACACTGTATCTTTGTTGATCCTGAAGATCATCCTTATAATAGGTATAGATAATGAATAGGTGTAGAGGATGGCTCCGCCCTGGACACACTACTCTCTTAAAACTTGTAACGATATCTACTCCTGGGTGTAATGATTGTGGAGGGTTTGATTGTGGAGATAGCCCCGAACTTTTACACCTGTGTCCTAAATGTCTAATAGAGTATAATAGAGAAAAGATAATAAATTATAGGCTGGATTACTAACCGATATCGAAGTCAATTCGTATTAGTAGGTCTGTGATGTACCACCCCGCTTGATTTCACGAATCGGTAAGTGCGTTTTTTTAGAAGTTGAGGGGGTATTCGGACAATGCCTATCTTGTTAGTGGTATTCGGCTGCAAATAAAAAAGCGAGGGGGTTTAATCCCTCGCTCTTTACTACGCGTTCTTATTGACCTGTAACCCCAACAGCAAACACTTTGCCTCCGCGTTCTACTGGTTTGAATTGACCAACGCTTTGCATTGCATCAAATATCTTCCGCATGGTTGTAACCTTGCTCAACATGCTATCGCGTGTAAACTCCTCGCCTCGGTACGATCCGCCAGTAACCAAGATTCCCGATGACTCCAGCAATTCAAGAACGCTTGCTTTAATCAAACCCTCACGCGGCGAGTTGATTCTCGCCTTGACTACACCTAAGGCACAGTAGGCTATATGCTCCAACGCTTGCATGGGGAGGTTGCTAAACGTTCCCGTTTGCATGAGAGTGATGATTTTACTGCCGTGATTCTTACTGTATATCCTCACGGTCTCACCAGCTTTATTCTTGTCCTCATGCCATGAGGGCCAATAGGCTAGAATGTCTACTTGCACCTCACTCTTGCGATTTGGTATTTTGAGGTGTACGCGTCCGGTTACATTAGAGTTGGAGGCATACTGAGCAACCGCGTTTTCAACGGTCAAGGAAACCTCGCCCTCCCTTACATACGTACCAGCAAGCATGAAACCCTTCTTGATCCCCTCAATCAATTCCGCGTCCATGCGTATTGTTGGTACGTCATGCTCCACTACACTTGTGAATTTACTATCCATTCTATCCTTGTCGTTTCTGCTTGCACCCATTACATTAATCTCCTATAGACTAGACGTTCACGGTTTAATAATCATGCCAAGGTCGATTCCTCCTTTGCGTTTTGTAACGTGCCTTCTTTAATGCGTGGTGCGTGTTGTGTACCAGCAGGGCAATCAGGATCAAAACGAATACCAGCATTGCAATCAATAATTCATTCATGATTTAACCTCCTCAGGTTTAGGTACGTTGTTACTAAAGTAGATATGCTTGCAATCTCCGCATTGATGCGTAGCAGAATAGATTCCCCAGACTGCCTTGACGTTATAAATTGCACATACCTTTAACGAATCACAACGCGGACAAGTAGAATAATCTCCTTGCATGGATAGACTCCCTTGTGGATTGTCACGCGTAAGCGGTTTCTTACGCGCTATTAAAAGGAAACTACCCCCATGATACTACTGGTTTGCGTCTGTCAATATCCCCCCTAGATTCGTGTATTCTACTATTGCGTATAGCCAAATAATCCCTCGTGTATTGTCATCAAAATAGATGAATGTTAAAGAATTCTGTGTATTCTGGTTTAACATTATTCTGATTCCCGAATGTTAAAGGTGACAAATGATAAAACACTCAACCTTAAATAATTCAATAGATACACTAGGGAAACCTTAAATAATTCAATCTCTAATATGTTGAATGTTAAAGAATTAAAAATCATGCTTTGATCCTTAATTATTCTACCCTCAACGTTAATTTAACGTAAAGAATAATAGCGTGTAAATAAAAACGTATGCGTGTAGTCAAATAATTAATCGGACAATATTTGTCCTAATTCAGCTGAATGTGGATAAATATGGTCTAATTAGTAGTATTCAAATAGGACAAATAAGGTAGACTTTAGTACTGAGTACAGCACCCGAGTACAAATAAAAGGGAGTTGTACTGGCTCTGTAATCGGTAACAGAGTTCTAATCAATACTAGTACACCTATACTAGTAACAGCTTTGAGTTCAATACTAATAAATTTGGTACTAGAGGTCTTAACGAGTTCTACTCAGCCCCTGTAAAACTAAAAAGCGCCCCGTGTACTCGTGGGTGCTGTAGTATATGTAGTAGCCTGTAATATATTACATTTCCCCTGTACTGACCCCCAGTACTTAGTACGCTAATCCCAAATTGAACTCAAATTTAGTTCTACTCAAGTGTGAGTTGTACTATACAAACGTTAAAAATTGAGCTTTTGAGTAATAAATTGAGCTAAGTACAGGGGAATCATGAGTATAATAGTATAAATTAGAACAGTTGTGCTAGTATTAATGGACATTAGTGGTACTTGTATGCTATGGTAACAGGCATTAGTACAATACTGATAAATCCACAGCCCCTTTTTGATCGAACTACCCTTATTTAGTCAACATTAGTGCATTACTCCCGCGTAACCTGTTGGTACTCACCCCCGATGGGTAACGGCAATCAATTAGATACTGACATCCAGTAGTACTCAGACATTTACTTAAAAAAATAGAAGGGGATTTTACTCCCCTTCTGAGTTCTCATCCTCGTCAATATCTACTGGACTCAATTCATCTACAGTGTTACCATTTATAAATGCAGAACAATTGTGCTCATTAACAGTACCAACAAGACCTTTTATTATTTGCTCCTCAAGTTCTACAGTCATATCAGTATCATCATCCAGAAAGATAGTCATATTTATCTCTAGTATTTTCAATTTAGTTCCACTTTATCACGAGTAGTATTACTATCATTAGTAATACAATCCACTCAATTCTCCTCACTTTATTTAACATTTGATTTAGTTCTCCTTTTTCACCCAAGTATTATGCTCTTTTTTGAGTTCAACTTGTAACCCAAACTTCTCAAGAATGCTTAAAGCGAACTTATACCCTATGTCTACCCAACCGCAAGCATTAAAGAATACTGGAGTAGTAAATTTATCATTTACAGCAGAGATATGCAGTCCTCTATGCTTACCTCTTTCATACTCAGAAGTTACTAGTCCTTCAAACATTTCTACTCCATAACGTATGTCTAAGTTACCATTGAGGTTTACAAATGCTGAATGTACTTTATTAATCATTAGTTCTACTACGGTGTTTCCCGTGTTACTGATACCTCAGTACCATCAATACGCATACTAAGCACGACTGCTTTATCCTTCTCTTTATAGTACATACCAGATGCCTTGTTCAACACATACAACGGTTTAGTATTCATTAGCATAGTACCAATATTCCTTATATCTCCAGCAAGTACAGCTCTCCATAGATTAGGTGTACTCATTTAGTTCTACTCCTCCTTAGTTTATACATAATCCATTTTTCCATCACTGGTAATTTGTCTCGGTTCTTCTGAGTTCTCCTCCCCCTTTGCCAACAACATATCTGAGTACTCCGCAACATCATTATCATCTATAATGCTTCCAACTACTATTGACAAACATTCATTTGCATCAATAACATTAGTAAATTTCTCCAGTATATAGTCCTTTAGTTCCTCAGTCATATCAGTACCATCTTCTCTACTAGCTTCAACTCTCACTGTTAGTATTTTCATTTAGTTCTCCTCTTCCTCTATAGTCGTACTGAACATGAACAGCGTACAGTTGTTCTCCTCAACTATAGTGATAATCTTATCCATTAT